CACATTTATTACTGGTGTATCCGCTCTAGAATCGGTATAATACAAGCTGGTTACAGGCTTGAAATTTACGGTCAAGCGAACCTCATCCACATTCAGCGCGTCTATAGGCAGGACACAACCAGGATCACCACGACTGAACCAGAAGGGCAAGGGTGTTATAACTTTCTGAGATGTCGCATTACTGAAGCCATATGTGGTCTGAGTGAAGCCAGACTCAGACCGACAAATCAGCTTACTCACTTCTGATACCTTTTCCAGAGGTGTCTGGAACTCGTCTAAGATCTCCATGAGTTGCCCGTTTATAGTCTCCACTAGATTGCCGCCAATTCTTATAGACGCCGAATCAATCAAGCTGTGACCCAGACTATTCGTCCAGCCGAAGTAGGGGCCGACCAAGTCCGTGTAGAATTTGGGGTTTGTAGGAGAGACTTTGGTCAGCGTTATGGTGACAACAGGGGCTGAGTTGTAGTAGGTGCCGAAGGTGAGCCACTGGGTTCTTGCAGTCGCAGTGAATGTGTAAGTCGGTTGATTCGTATTGGAAAGTCGGCTGAAATACTCTGTACCCGTACCATAATTTGCATTACGTAACCACTTCAAGACAAAATCTGTCTGATTTGCTTGGAAAAAAGAGTCCACTTGGAGGCTGGGGTCAAAGCTTTGTGGTTTTGTATAAGGAAGGATGCGGCGACTGGAGGCTGCTGTTAAAGAAAATGGTGCAGGTTCTACGTTTGTATTCATAGTCCAAGTTATACTATCTACAGAAGTAACCACTATACCTATTGTATTTGTATCTTCAGGATTTGGACTATTTACAATTCTACCAGTTCCTATCCATAGTGACCCATTCCAAGTTAAGGAGAGTAGAACGGGTTTTGAATATGTATTAGCATCATATACTATTGTACGCGGTGTCCATGTTAGACCGTCTGGGGATGTTATAATTGGATACAGATTTGTATCAATACTTTGCCAAGTACCAGTCGCTGCCCAGAGATATCCATTCCAGGCAACTGCATACGTGATGGCCCCTGGTAATAAAAATGGTATATTTATTTGAGTATTCCAATCAATGCCATTTCGTGATGTAATTACATAAATGTCATTAGGAAAATTTCCAATCGCTAACCATATAGATCCATTCCATGCTACACTTGAACCATTTATATTAGCATTTTCATATCCTGTATCTGTAGTAGGCCGAACAGTCCAGATTACACCATTTGGTGATGTGACTATAGTGGCAATTATGTATGTTTGATATGAGCTAGTTATTATAATTTTAGCCCGCCCTACAGCCACCCACAGGGTTCCTGACCATGCTACGCTAGTTAAATTAAGTTCAAATATGTACCCGTTGGCATCTGCAGATCTAATAAGCGCTTGAATAGATGGAGTATTTGGTATAGGGGGTAAAATAGGGTCTGACCAATTGATCCCATCTGTTGACGTGATTATGGGACCGCTTTTGTTTTGGCCCCATCTTTTGATACTAAATCCGCTCCCTCGTGACACTGCAACCCACATAGTCCCTGACCAGGTAATGCTGCTTAGATCATCACCAAGCATATTATTCAAAAACTGCCTCGGTGTCCAGTTTAGCCCATCAGGAGATGCTATAAGTGAATATGGTATATTAAAAAGATTTCCAATCATGTATATATTTTTATTAGGTGCTATATATATTTGATTTATTGTTTGATTTGAAATACCCGATAAAGTGGATGGAACGGATGGAGTAGACCATGTAATTCCATCAGGTGACCGAGTTATACAACCCTGATTTATATCTGTACCATCAGACCATTCACCCGCAGCAATCCACTCATTTTCATTCGGATTCCATATAATAGATCGAGGCGTACTTGAAATACTTGTTGCTAGATTAGGATTAACAGGTTCTCCAAATGTTATACCATATGTGAATAAAGCCAAATTTGCACCTAGAGTGGATGTTAGCCAATTACCGGCGGCTACCCACGTTTGGCCCAAAAATACTGAGCCTACCGCTACAGCATTTGTTTGATTAGTAGATGCGTCTGGTGGGTTAACAGCAGATGTCCAATTCTGACCATCTCTAGAATATGAAATGGTACCAGTATTCCAAGAGCCGGTTGCTATAAACTCTTGCTGGACATTACTCCATTTGATAGATATGCCTTGGCCAGAAGTAGCGCCTGGAGGATGAAATGGATCCGACCAGTTTACTCCATCCGTGGAATACGATATACTCCCCCCTGTGAAAGCACCGACTAATACATATAGACGGTTATTATATTCTACAGAATATCCTACACCTAGGGGACCAGTTGGATCACCAGTTGCTTCTATTGTGACATCAGTATTATTATCAAGAATTATATCTACTAATATAACAGATCTAGTATTAAACTCTCCAGCAACAATATACGTGCATATGGTATTGATAGAAAGCGTAACACCTTTAAATAATATAGATCGCCCTATCTGTGAAGAGAGTCCCGATTTTTTATACGGTGTAATAAAAGATGTTCCTAATAAATCATCACTAAGTGTTATAAATCCCCCGCTAGGTGCCCACGTACCTATTGCTATATATCTACCCAACTCATTTTCATTATATGTTATATTATATCCTATACCACTTGTTTGCTCATCAGGATAAAATGGAAGGTCCCAATCACTGGTACCATTTGATAAAGTGGAACTTGTAGAAACACACATAGTACCAACTTGCGAACCCTGAGAACCTATAGAACCTACAATCACTATATTAGCGCTTAGTTGAATACCATATAGTGTTGTATTATTATATGTAGTATCATGAGGTAGAAATGCATCAGACCAAGTAACTGCATCGCTAGACATAGAAATTGCACCATACTGACTACCAGCTGATATCCATCTTCCTAGTAATATATATGGTTTACTAATAGGAATAATTTGTAAATTTGTAACGCTAACTGTATCTGTAAAAATTAGTGTGGGCCTTATTAGATTCGGTGTTGGCCAATTAAATTTAACGGATGTGGCCGGTGCTATAGAAAAACTGCCAATCCTATTATTATACCCTATCCAATTACCCCCTACAACGATTCCTACTCCTGGATTTATACCGATTGATAGGGCTGGTGAATCGGCTAGTGGACCATAATTCAATGGGTTAAAAGCTGGTTCCCAATTTATACCGTCACTTGATATAGAAATTGTATGATAACTCCAAAATCCTGCAGCAACCCAAAGCGATCCTGACCAAGTCACTGCTCTGGCTACACCATCAATTGAGCCACTTGGCTTCAATGTTCCTATCCATGTATTACCACCATCTGGAGAATATATTAAAGTGCCTGTACTTTCCTCATCTCCTAATTCAAATTGACCCCCGATTACAATTTGCCCCTGACTATTTGCTGCTATGCTATATGCTGTACCTGATAAAATACAATTAAATGCGCTATTATACGTATCTATGCCTGTAATGATTGTAGCAATGTTACTTGATATAGTTCCAAGGGCAATTAATTGATTATCTAGGGATATACTTGGGGTTGTATATGAATTATATTGATTTATAAGAGTATTTATATTATATGCTCCAAATGTATCATATTGAGCTGTAGCAAGATTGTAGGCAATTTTCACTGGATACCATGGATTTAGGGGATTAGTAATAGTAGTAATCGGCCCTGTAAGTTGTGAGCCAGTATGATCTGCAGCTAATGCCGTTTCAATTACACCACACAGAGTTATGGCTAGACCAATTTTTGATTTAATACCATTCAAATAATTATTATAAGTAATTAGACCTGATTCAACTTGGCCTATATATCCTGATACCTTTGCAATAGTATAATCGCCAGGGCTATTTATTTTATCAGTTATATTTGTTAGGGGCGTTGCAAGAGTAGATGCCAAACTGGCTATACTATTAATGATTGTGATCATACTTTCAATATTATTCACCACTGTTGTATATTGTGCTATGAGAATATCACCAGTCGCTGCCACACTCGTTAATAATGATATAAATGTATTTATATTAGTGATAGTTGTATCAGAATTCATAAAGTTTTTAAAACTAGATGTAGACGCCGCTATGGTTGCAATATTTGGTGTTGAAGCAGTCAAGGGTCCTTTTATAAGTAGATTGTATGGCAAAGGTAATATATTTAGTTTTGTCACAATAGTTTCTATGCTAGTATATATCTGACTAGCTGGAGCAGTAGAAAGATTATTTTTCCATGAAGTATAATCTGTAATAAACTGGGATAAAGATGTAGACGCCAATTGACTTTTACTTTTTAAATCTATAATGATAGGTGGTGTAACGGATGGTATAAATGGTCTTCTCCATGTTAAACCGTCTGAGGATGTAGTAATAATTCCCACCAGAACCCCTTCTGTTATCCATGTCCCTACTACAAACCATTTGCCGCTATTCCAAATAACTGAATTCGCTATAGATGCATCACTATATGGAAGAATACTAAATGACGGGAGAGGTGGTGAAATAGGCACAGACCAATTTAACCCATCTACTGAATAGCTAATTTGACGAGATGTATAATCAGCAGAATACCATTTTCCCACCATAACATAATTTGTTCCATTAAAGGCCATAGCTTTTGCATTAGGATTCGGTTGTGTTAAAGGCTGAACTATAGATGCGCCTAAATTATTTTCTATAATAAAAGATCTATTTGGCATATCATAATCACCAGCCGCTATATATTCTGAGCCATTAAACTGGATGGTATTTGTATTAAAACCCCCTGGATCTATACCAGCAGGTATACTTATATCCTGCCATTTGCTTGAGGCATTATATGTATATCTTAAAAATGGATCTGATGGACTAGTCGGACTCGTACCAATCAGTGAAAATGTGTCCGTATTGAGTTGATTAAATTGCGCCAGCCCCAAGGCCTTGTCCGTCAAAGTCATAGAGAAGGCTGAATTGGTATTACTAGGAACAGATAGACTCAGGCTGTAAGTGCCGTCTATAACCAAATCATCTAGTTGAACCCCAGTAAATGAGGCTAGGCCAAGGTCACCTGCAGGATATGTCAATGCTAGACCATTCAGTGGATATGTGAATGTTATACTATCTAGATAAGTGCCATTTCCATTATATAGATTTTTAGACGTATAGTAAGCTGCGAGTTTTATCGGCTTTCTTGCATAATAGGCTTTCAGTTGCGCCGTCTTAATATCAGGCATCTGAGTCACCAGATAAATACGACCAATCATCTCACCCTTCGTGGGTAATCGTATGACCGATGATTTGCCAAAATCCGGACTAGTATCAAAGTCTATTCGGGTCCAATTCGTCGCGTATCGACCCGATTTCACGATAACTGTTAAAAAAGATCCCAGATCAGGCTGTCCCTTCGGTGGCTGGAGTCGCTCATCCTGGATGCCCGTGGACACGACTTTTAGCAAACTCGCCACCATTACTCCCTATTATTATATCTGTCTTTGTTTCCCTTTAATTCACCTTTAATTCATCCGTAAGAGTTCCTCTATACCCTGGCTCGCGTGAATCCTGCAATACACCTTCGTACCAAACTCAAACTTTCTTGCAACCACCTTACATGGTTTAGTGTCCTTGGTGATACCTTGGCACTTATATGTCATAGATTGCCCTGCTCGTACCTTATTGGCCATCCACGCCTTAGAAGACTCATTAAAGAACTCGGCAGTAAATTCCTGATTTCCTGCCGACATCTCTCTTGTAATTTATTGTGTCGTTTGACGTGTATCAATTTTAGTCCATAAACACCTTGTTACATACACCATTCTCAAATCGCAACCACTGGAAGGCAAATACTAAGACATGCACCTCCCATTCGGTTGTAGTGCCATCTATACTCACAGGAGGTGGCTTCACGTCCAAAGTGAGTCTTAAACTGCTCAGACGACTCGCATTTATACTTCCTGTAGGGTTATGCTCACCCGGACTTCTCGCAAATGAATACCCATAAATAAAAGAGTCGTATGATGTCTTACCTCCACGGTGAGCTCTAGAAATGTGAGAACGGAACCAAGCCTCATCTTGATTCACAATATCCATTCCATTCCCCTGGAGTTTTGCTGAGACTAAGAGGGGCTCTAAAGGCGAAAATACCGGATCATAGTCCTTTTCCAAGGTGGCCGAGTAGTTTGTCCAGTCATTATTCAGATCTACAGACGCCCTTCTTCGCAAAAACCAGACAATTTCCTCTATCGGCTGATTCGCCTCTAGAGGCAGTTGTACTGTGATTTTATCATCGCCAGACTTATTCACCACATATTTCAGCGGCTCATTAAAGTCAAATTGCTGTATTTCTCGGAAAGGTCGTTCAAATGCCTGCCGTAATAGCATTTCGCGGTAAGGTCCATCCACGAAAACTCCCTGGCTCAGAAGGTGAATTGTATTAATAAGCCTTGGATTAACGAGTGTCGGCGTGTTAATAGAAATTGGGCCATTTTTCGGAAATCTCAAGTCATTCATCGCGTACGTTTTACCCAGCGGTGTTTCTTCACAATTAGCTCGCATACCCGTAACAGATCTCACAACCTGATCAAACCGCTTCAGAGTCACCCGAATGCGCATTGTACCTTGCCTGCAAGCTATAAGAGGAAACATGGCCGTCAAACGCTCCCTCAACATAGAGAAACACAGCGGTATCGTTATCCACATGTCATCTGTAGGTACAACCGTAGCACCCGTCCATGCCTTGACTTCTCCAATTGTCTTGCGACCAATTGCGTCTGATGCGCCCACTTGCGTATTTAGATCTGGAAAAAGTAGAGATACCACATTACATGCATCACCCGTGATTTTCTCTAGAACTTGGTCATCTACTTCAAGAGTGGCCTGGTCTAGCAAAATAGTACCGAGACTATTGGAATATGTCCAGGCATACGGAGTCGGTGTTACACCCGTTGAGCCAGTAAAAAGATTGGGCGGCCTAGGGCCAAATATCTCATCAGGTTCCTTTTCTTGGCGCTCACCGAGAGGATTTATGGAAAGATTGGGCAATACAGTCGTATTATATTCATAAAGGCCAATCCGCAGGCGCTCCCTCACTATCGCTGGAAACCAATCTCCCACGCGCACCTGGATAAACAGGTTTTGTAATAAGTCACCACACATTTCATGATTCAAATCAAAAATGAAGGTCTGTCCAAAGTCGGCTGGGCCTCGGAACGGAAACTCTCGGAAGACAGTAGAAAACGGTACCGTCTTATTACCTTCATCGCGCGTGAATCGCGATATATTTGCTGTAGTCGGAAATAGCTCACCGTCTTGGTCATCGCGAGTTACGAGATCTATTAATGTCGTAGCTTGCCCTCTTGGTACTTTAGTACCATATCCATCTTTGGTCCGTAAGTCCATCTACTTAGTCCCCGTGCTTCCAAATCCGCCCTCTCCACGCGCCGTCGCCGACAAGGCTGTCACATACAGAACCTCCTTGATATAGCCCATGTCAGGTGCCACAATCTGAAACAGGCGAGTACCAGGCTCAACACATAGACGCTCTTTAGGATTACCCACAGACAGAAGAGGCGCCATCAACTGACCCCTATAAGAGCGATCAATCACTCCGCGACCATTCGCCATCATGTAATTGTACTTGTAAATGGATGAACGCGGCTCCAGACTAAAATGGCAATCCTCCTCTGAGCCATCTGGATACTGGCGAACCATGCGTGCCTTTACACCCAGAGGTACAAGTGCAGCCGTCTCAAGAGGCTTTACTTCTGCCACAACCTTCAGATCATAACCCGCATTATCACCCGAAAGTGTCTCCTTTGTACCTACAGCGGGATAGAATGAATGCGCCTCATCCAGTACAAGCAATTCTAGACGATACGTGACAGACATCATCTTGTGTATAATGTATAAGTCAAGGCAATTAGGCTCAATTTTTTATGTGCGGATACGATGGAGTGCCGACTGCTAAAGCACCAAAAAAATTGACTCCAGTCGCCTGCAATTATATGGTATACTACAGATGACGACCTACAATGAGATTCTGAAGGCTGCCGATCCCACCTGCTTTCACCGTAAGAAGACCACAACTCATCTGGGAATTGCAATTGAGAACACATTCTTTGCCCTTCTCTGCGCATGGGCTACCTTCGTTGCTGCAAAGATGGAGTACTTGGCGGCAGCCAAGATTCTGACTCTCGCCACGTTTTACATGATTGCGGCCACCTCAACCTATATTGGCTTGATGATCTTGCACAAGCCCCCCAATCATCTGAATTACGAATCAGAGGAAGTAGACTATGGTTCTGATTCAGACTCTGATGCCGACGTTCAAGGGGGCGTCCACGAGGCTGATGAGTCAGATGACGACGATATGCCTCCACTTGTCCCGATTGTTGGATATCAAACTAAGTCACAAGAGGACCGCGTTCTGCGGCAACTCCAGCAAGTCGTAGATGATACGAATGCTCGGAATCAGGTGCGCATGACGCGGAGCATGTATGCGAAGTCTGCAGCAGGAATGGCTTCTGACGCCTCTTACAAGAAGCTCAGTTAGCGAATAAAAGCGTGCCCCTCTCGTCTTCTACATTATAAATACCCCATCCTATAATTGTAACCCTCATAGAAACCCTTTTTTTATTGAGAGAGGTTGGAAGTGTATCTACTAAATCCATCCATAACGTGGGTCTATCTGCCATGGAAAAATTCAAGGTACCAGACGGCTTTCTTTTTTCCGGTGCCCTGTAACCATAACCAGGACCGTATGTGAATGAGATCCATGTCAAGGGAATACCTGGGCATTTTTCCGATTTTGCCAGGGGTGAGAGGCCACCCCAGACATCAGTACCCCACTGAGACTCTCGCTCCTTCCCTGCCACCATGAATTTAAGGGTATTGTAATAGGCTCCATTCAGGTTATTTGTCTTATAGGGGTTTTCAAAATTCCATAACTGATTACGCTCCCTATAATAGTCTGATTGAAATATGATTAAGATGCCCTCGGCTGGATGACGCCCGTCTATACGCTTTGTCACATAGGAAAAAACACCCTTTTCAACCCCCACATAATCATTCGGATCCAAGCTCAATATATTTTCAAAAGGTTTCAGATAAGGAATTTTATTAGGGGTTTTCTTCAAAAGTTCTTGAACATCTTGGCGCACATAGCGCTGAGTAGTGGAAAGAGTAATGAGCGGTGCTCCAATCTGTTCTCTCGTTAATGGCTTTATCGCCGTTACGATTCCTGTCTTATCTGTCATGGTCAGATCAGTTTTGGACCACGGTGTCGGCTTGATGCCTCCCGCGGAACTCTCTACCAAGTCCTCTAGACGCCGAATCTTAGCCCGAATCCGGTATTTCTGACCCGGAAGTGCGACAAATGGCAGGCCGCCGTCCCCTGAATGACTACAGCCTATCAAAGGTAAGCGCAACTTTAATTTACCTGGCGTCGCATTTCTCTGAATATCTAAGGTCGAGCCCGAGTGAGACCCAAACTCTTTTAGAGCCAAGGACTCTTTGGCCAAGGTGCCATGTAAGTGTGTCCATGCATACAGAAA